TCGTAAATACTATCTTGAGCTAGGTGAGATACTTCATACCAGATATTACCGTCACTATCTACGATATCTAGGATACCTATAATGCTTGAATCTACTAAATTAACAGTACTAAAGGATTGCGGTGTAGTAAAACTGTATGTTGTTGATTTTATTGTAGCAGATATAGCGTTAGCTTGTTTCTTAAGCAAAAAGCTAGTTGGAAGTGAGGTTCCTGTATTTATTTGATAAACTTGAACTTGTGTAGGATCTACACTGCTTGAAAAGCTGAAATCTACTTTCTTCTGAGTCAGAAATGAAGATAGGTTATTGTTCTGAGAAGATACGATTGTATTTTCTGGGATCTGTAATGTATAATTCCAATCTGGTGTTCCTGTTGATGTTGCAGGTACTTGTTGATATACGTCTAGAGTTGTTGTAGCGGCTGCTGTTGTTTTTGGTTTATAACCTAATAAGTAAGCAAGCTCATACAAGTTTCTAGTTTGCTGTGCATACTGTATAAAGGTTTCTTGAATTTGATTATCTAGATAAAAAGATAATACGTCTCCTACATATGCAGACATTTCCATGAACATCATACCTGGGGAAGCAGGAGTGAAGTCATTGTAGGTTGTAGGGAAGTAGGTTTGTGCAAACTCAATCAACCGAGTTCTAAAGTCGGTAAAGTCCCTATTAATGTATTTTATATCTCTTTTTATTGCCATTATACTAATGTAAGTTCTAGTGTATCGTTTATACCGAAGTTGATTACGCTGTAGTTAAGTGTGATTTGAATTACATGTAAGTCTTCTGTTCCATAAACGTCTAAGGAATTAACCGTAACCATTGGAAAAAATCTTTTTATGTCCGCAGATATGGTTAATTTGATACCATCTATATTGTTTGCTGTGATCTGCTCAAAAACTGTTGCTCTTAAATTAGCTCCGAAAGAAGGGTTAAATAACCTCTCACCTCGGTTAGTCATAAAGTAATTAAGTAGATTTGATTTTATTTGATCTTTTGTCTGGTATGTTGAATTAAAGACAGCAGGGCCGTTGAATGGGATACTCACCCCTACAGCAACTCTAGGTTTTGTATCAATGGGGAATCTATTTTGTATCCTTGTTGCCATTATTTCTTATTGATCAAACCCATGATCTGGTTTAGGTTTACTTCACCGGCAGGTAATGCTGATCCTTCTGCTGTAGTGTTAGCAGTAGGTGGTGGAGTGTATCCGCCTTGACGGCCAAAACCTAGAGCATGTTCTGTATTCATGGAGATTACTCCGTTTCTTGCATCCATCATACCGCCTAAGATCTCCCTGTATTTGTCTCTTGTACTTACAGAGGGAGTTGCTTGGGCTCTAGCTACTAGAGATGATTCTTGACTTTCGTGCATAACTGGTTTAGGGGTACGAATAGCTTCTAGAAGAATTTCTTTCACTTCTTCTTGAATAGCTTCTTTTACTGCTTCTTTGATGATTTTTTTAAATACTTTTGCATCCATCTTTTATAAATATTTTAGCGTTTAGAATTCAGAATCTATTTTTAATTTTAACTGTTCAATAAGGAGTTGCGGTTGTGTTGTAAAGGAATATTCTGTTTCTAATATTGGTATCCCATTCTGAAATGCAACTGCCTTTTTTCTACTTACCGTGCTTGTGTAAGGCTCTTCTGTAATTTCAAGATTATACCCTCTGTAGTTAGTTATAGCAGGATCTGTATCTGCTGTTGTTTGAGCTGTTTGAATTGCTTGTAATTCTTCAGGAATTAAGGCAAGCTGTGGGTTTGTAGAACATTTCTCTATTACACCATCTATTAACTTCACTTGATCCAAGATAGAGGTTACTATACCGGCAGTTATTGAAATTGGTATAATTGTACTATCAACTCCCTTCTTTATTGCTTGCAACTTCGAATTCCCAAGGTTGTCAAAAGTTAGAGCTGCTTGACCTTCATTAAGATCTTGGATAGCTGCGGTGGTTGCTCCGGGAGCTACGGGTGCTGCTTTATTTACTAGGTTAAGTGCTATCTTCGCAAGTTTAACTGCTGTAATTATATCCAAGGTAATCTTCAGAAAATTTGAAGTATTCGTTACCGTTTTAGTTAGTGTATTTAAGTTATTACTAAAGGTTGTTAGGTTTCCTACGATATTATTCCTAACTATTAACACTCTGTCTAGAGTAGCTCTATCTGGACAGGTATCTGGGATTTGTCCATTCTGTATAGATAGGTCTGTAAATAATCTCTGCAAGGTAGGTTCTACTGTATCTCTTAACGTTAATGCTTTAGTTAGAGTTAATTTTCCGAGCTTCTCTATGCCTTTAGGTTTTGAATCCTGCGGAAGTGAATTAATAATAATATTTGGATCTACTGCTGCCATTATTTTGTTGAAGTTACATTAGACCTAATTTGTGTATTCACTTTTATTTTTATAGCGGTTAATTCGGGTATCAGAGTTTTAGCACTATCTGATATACCCGGTAAGCTGGTTGCTGCTACAACAGTCATAAAGCTAGTTAATTGAGTTAGTAGTTTATCTAAACAATCAACAGTATCGTCTCCTTTTAAGACCGGTTGTAAATTACTGTTCCCTCCTAGCTGTATTTGCTTAGAGTTTACAGTGGTTGAATTAGTGTCTATGTTAAATTTTGCAGCACTTATATGAACACTGTTGGCAGATGTTAATAATATACTTTCTTCCTTAGAGACAAAAACAAGTCTACCTGAATCAAGTATAATTTGATCTTTCACATACTCTTTAGGTTCTACAGGTGGATTTGTATTAAAACTATCTGTCTTAAAGTTTATTGTTGTTACAGGTATTTTCTGAGTAGAAGTAAAGTAAAGAGATCCTCCGTCAGCGTTAATATCTTCAGAGAGTGGGATCCAGGGATCTAATGTTGAAGTATATTGGTTGTTCCGAATGATTATAATTGGATCACCTTCTTCTCCTTCTGAGGACCAGGTATTAGGTAAGGCTGAACGGTTTGTTGATCCTAATCTTATAGTACTGCTCCATCTGCCTTCAAAGCTTACATCTCCGGGTTGAGGGAGTAACGGTCGAACGTTTGCTCGTTCTTTGATGCCGTACTTATAAACATAGGTACTTTCATACCCGGGTACTTCTTTATTTGTAGCACCAGCTTCAACCTGCCGATAAGTTTTATTATTCGGAGTATTATTCTGCTGGTTGGTATTGCTTGCAGCAACATTTACGTGATTGGTACCCCATGCATTGGTTGGCGGTAGGTAGTAGTATGTTGTCTTATCTGTATCCTCTGTATTTTGGCTTGTACCTGCAGCGAGGATTAAAACTAACTCTCCTTCAATTGGGTAATGGTTTATATTGGGAAAGTAAGGTAGTGCGAATGATGTTCCTTCCTGCTCTGTAGGTGTGTTTACTTTTACTAGAGGCCTGAAGGTTATACCTCCTAAGGAAGCGTATTTTCCGTTTTGATTATAAGTTGAAGGATATGTAGTTGAGTCTAATACAACAGAGAGTACTCTTGCAGGTATTAAAGCAATATCAAAATTGCCTCGTAAGGTGTTACCACCTTTCCCTCCTTTGTATATACCGTAAGCCATTACTTATCTTCTTTGATGTTGTTGATTTCCTTCAGCAACTGTTCTCTTTCCTCATCTGAGATACCGAATGAATCGGTAGCCGAATCTTGATTTTGGAATATACGTTGAATGATAGTTGCAACCTTTACAAGCTGATCATCATTCTTAACTCCAATCTCTAGATACTCTTTAATAAGAGGTACGATCAGAGTCGCATCTCCGGTATCTTCGATTAATGGTCTTAATTCTGAGATAAGAGTTGAAATTTGCTTCTCCTTCTTCTTTTGATTATCGTAAATCTCTTCTAGAAGGTCTGCGAATTTCTTATTCTTAAATATTAATTTATCTAAACTCATAAGTAGTCTATTTTTTATAAATAGAAAGTAGTACGGTTTAGAAGTTTGCGTAACCGTTCTCTAAGTAGAATGCGTAGTGTTTCTTATAGAGATCTCCTAATTCGTTAGCTACTTTAGTGATTCTAGGGGTTTTAACGTCAATAATCTCTCTAATGTAGATATAGAGTGCTTTCTTATTGAAGATTGTGATATGCTCTCTTTTCCTGAATAGTTCAAGGATAGCGTCAGCAATTTGAGCTTCTTCATCTCTTGGAAACAATTCGTAGATCTGATCAGTACAGAAATCGATATACAAATCTAAAAACTCAGATACTTCATCAACCGGATGGTAGACTTTAGAGTCTGTTTGAATTCCATTAACATCTAATACATCTCCGTGAACATACTCACCGTCCTCCTGTTCAATATTTAAATTATCAAGAGAAAGCAATTCCATTCTCTTTTTGTAATTCTTCTGGTTTGAAGCAATCAAGTATCTCTTAGCTATCGTACCGAAATAAGAATACGCTTTAGCTCCGTTTGAAGGATTAAAGCGATCTAGTTTGGTTAATAAGAAGGTGATTACTTCGTGCTGAAGGTCTTCTAGGTTAGTTTCTTCAGTGTAGTAGAATTTAAAAGTATGTATTAAGTTCTGTGTTAACTTAAAGAGTGCGTAATGAATCTCTTCTCTGTAGATTTTATTTCTCTCTGCGTAGTCCTCGGTGTTAACATATTTAATTATTGCGAGTTCAGTATCATGAGTGAAATAATTCTTATTTTTCTTCTCCGTCATTTTCTATTTTAAAGTTATTTAACCGTTCTTGAATAACCTTAATTTGTTCGAAAAACCATCCAATCTCGTCATCACTTTGGAAGGTACCTTTAGAATCTATCTTTTGCAAACGCTCATCACTGTGTTCAATGATTTTAGATAGTTGGTCCATGTACGTCAAGTATGATGCTAAAATGTCTTCCTGCTTCTCATTTTTCTTGAGCAGGTTGTAAGTTGTGTAGCCGAATACACAAACTAGGATGACGAGAAGGATGATTGCAATTACCATTAGTCGTTGAAGAAATTAGTCATTGCACTTTTTAATCCATCACTCTGAATGTTTGACAAGGCTTTGTTCTTAGCAGCCTGCTGGTGAGTGGTTGGATTTTTTTGAGTTGTCTCTTTCGAGATTGCGAACTGTTTTGACTTTGGCTGTTCTACTGGATTGACTGTCAACTCAACGACTGATGCCATGAAATCTGCTTGATGTAAAATGTAAGCAATTGCAGATCTAAATTTACTTTCTGGCATTCTGGAAATAAGGTAAGCTTTATTTGATTCATCATACAAACCGTCATGAGTTCTGATGGCAAGCATTTCGTTTAATGTATACTTGATACCAGCTTCTTGTAATAAGAATAATGAACGATCTGGGATAGTCATGAAAGCAACTTCTGTATTGTAAGAATAAACTTCACCTAAGTTTTTCTTTCTCCATTCATCCTTACCTGGAAGGTATAAATCTTGAGTTGAATCACCTACCTTACCTAAATCATGATTGATTGCCGAGAATACTAATTCTTCGATTGTAAAGGTAGACATATCACATCCAAACTTCTCCCAGAGTTTTGCAAAATGAAGAGAGGCTTTGATAACACGATTAACATGCTCAATATAACCTCCAGGGAAACAGTTATGGTACTTAGTAGTATGAGCTGCCGGCATTAAGATAAATCTGTCCGTACGGTCTTCATAAAACTTACGAAGATCCTCCTTACGTGGAGAAGCAATGTAGGTATCAATATACCCTAAAAATTCTTCCCAATTAGATTGGATTTGTTCTGCTGTTAAATTCATACTAATAATATACGAAACTTTTTACTTAAAAGCCACCTACTTCATTTGCAGTTGTAGGTTCCATCTTAACGTACTGTTTAATTTCGTCAAGACGTTCCTCTGCTTTATCAAGCTCTTCCATGTAAGCTTTGATTGGTTCTTGTCTTTGAACAATTCTCTTTAAGGTCTTTAAGCTACTTTCTAGTATCTCTACCTTGTTAATTATTTGATCTCTATATCTCATATTATTATATACTTTATTACTTATCCCCTTGTCCCTTCTTTTCCCAAACCCCCATGTATAGATGATACGAATGAAAAACTACAAAGGCAACTTATTTTGAGAAAATTCTATAAAATCTTTAAACCTTTTTATGAACGAACACTTTTCATATTCTTCTAGCTCGGTAAAATGATCTAGAGCTAAATCACAGGCCTGCAGGAAAGTATCATCTGCCTTATCAAGGAGAGTCTCTACATGGAATGAATTACTAAGATCTAACTTATGAAGATATGAGTAAGCTCTGAT